CATCTTGTGTTGCAAATTCGTGATAGTGCATTATGTTATACTCCCCATTACTTGACCTTTAATATCAGAATCTGGGTATTTTAATTCAAAAATACAAGGGTCTAATGACGGATAATATATTCCATCCTTATAAGCTGCACCCATATCATAAATATGACCAGAGTACCCATCTGTAGTTCTCCACTTGTTTCTTAACATAACTGGTAATTGTATTGGGTCACCAGGGCCATCACCATCTAAGTCTATTGAAAATGGTATTAAAGTAGCTACACCATCAACTAAAGATAGTTCATATGACAACTCTGCAATAACAATTGGTTGGTTTATTTGCCACTTATCAATGTTAAAAAACTCTTTAACCTTCTGAATACACTTCAATAATACTTCTTCTTTGTTATATCCTTTTTTGGTCATAATTTTAAAATCAACCCCTATATTAACAATCCAAGCGTCTTTCAAATTTATAGCATCAGTTACCATTCTATACTGACCAAGGTAATTTTTTAAGTTTTCTTTTACAGCTTTATTAAGAGTTGTTAAATGTTTGTTATAATCATATCCAAGTAAATACATATTTAAAGCCAATGGATTCGGTATCCTCGTTGGAACTTTCGGAGCTCCAGTTGCTGGTGTATCATCTTGTCCATATAGTTCTTTATCAATTGAAAAAATACCAGTACCATCACCAAGCTCTTTCTGAAATTGGAATTGTGCTCCTTCCAATTGTTCATCGGGAACTATGTACGCTTTAGCTACAGCACCATATTTAGCAGGCATCGAATATGCTCTCATTATATAATCTTCTTTAGTTACAGCTCTACCTTGAGCGGTAAAGTACGCTAAAGCGTTTTGTCTAATTTCAATTAACGATTCTTTACCTTTACCACCACGAGCTGGATTTGGATTTATAACTCCAACTGAACTTTTCGTAGCTGTTACTGTAGCTGAATTAAGTCCAAGTGGGTCTAAATTAGTGAAAATAGAATTTATTTGTTTGATAGAACCTTCACCAACATTGTGAGCAATACCACCACCGTGTGCATATTTTATGGTCAATGTAGTGTTTGATGGAGCTAGTCCGTACGCTCTTGTTTTCAAAAAATTACTTGGGTCAAATGTTTTGTCTAACATCGAAACACCACCTGGTAATGAAGAACCTACATTATCTGGATTTGGTATGATATCCTCGTCAGCTCCCGCCGAGACCCCAGCACCGAACCTCAATTCCGTTTTATCATCAGACCTAATATACCTTGTGAACCTTCTTGGTGTTTTTATAAGTTTAATTAAATATGGTGTATCATCAGAATATTGTGATAATTCTGGGTCAACTGTACTTGAATTTGACACATCATCAAATATAATATCTTTCGCTAAAAAGTCAACTTCATACCATTTATTTCCATCACTATCTGTTACCGAAATTATATCTGTAACATTTGTCTTGGATAAAGCTATTCTATCATATTTTTTAGCAGTTGTAAATACAAAAGTATCTGTTGTTATTGTACCACTTAAAACGGATACTGATTTTTTCAAAAGATATTTAGTAGGAACATTACCCGCCGTTTCATATATACTAACAGAACGTTTATCAAATGAACTTGAATACGCAAAGTTTACATCTTCTTCTGTACGAAATACTACACCAGTTTTTGATTGTAATTGTAATCCAGCATTAACACTTAACGCATATCTCATGTCTGGTTTTGTATTTTCACCAGTACCAGTTGCTGGTACAGTTTGAAATACATCAACAATTGTTGAAGATGGTGTAGCTAACTTTGGTCTATATCCCAACGATTGAGCTATTTCAAAAACATTGTCGAGTTCTTCTGCGTAAGATAACAATGATTCTTTAAATCTATCATCCACATAATAAGATAATACATCACCAACATACGATGCCATTTCAATGAACATCATACCTGGGTCTGATTCATTAAAATCATTGTATGTGTTTGGAAAATATGTTTTAGCAAATTCTATTAAATTAGTTCTAAACGAACTAAAGTCTCTACTTAAATATTTTACTTCCTTTTTTTCTAATTTCGCCGCACTAGCCATTTAAATCTCCTAAAAGTTAGAAACAAATGTAAGTTGTATTGTTTCAAGAGCTTCTGGTTCTATTGTTACTCCAAACTCCAAATCTACATTAATTTGATTTGATGATTGTTTGTCGAGATTAACATCAATTCTGTTCATAACAACGTGTGGTAACCACCTTGTTATAGCTTCTTTTATACTATCTTCTATTTTTGCAGTAGTATCTTCACCAACTGGTTCGAACAACGCACTATATATATCACAACCAAACTCTGGTAGAAAAGGTCGTTCACCTTTCATAGTTAGTAATAAATTTTTAATATTACTGCCAGTTTGTTTTAATGTTGTTTGTGTCTGTTCAAAAAATCCAACATTGGATTTACCAAGTGGTAATGATAAACCAATAAACACATCGGGGTTTAAATCATTTTCTAATGCACCCATTTATTATTTTCCCTTTTTCTTATCCATAGCTTTCATTATAGCACGATAATCTTTTGTTAAAGCGTTTGTCACGTGGTCTGGAATTTGTTCAACATTAACACCTGCTTTTTGCATAGTTTGAACAGCTCCAACTTCTCTTTTACTTTGGTCTGACGTACCATAACCCATTACTTCAGCCATTCTTGTAGTATCAAATGTTTTTCCACCCATTGTCGGCCACGATTCCCTATCACCTTGGATTCCACCTTTTGTTTCATTTAAAATTTTATTCAAAGATTTATTCTTAGTATAGTTTACTTCCGTTGTCTTTGTCGGTTTTTCGATAAACTCTTTTTTTATAGAATCCATACTCAATGATTTTTCCTTATCAATAAATATTTCCTCTTTAAGTTTTATGATTTGCTGACGGACTTTTCGTTCAACTATTTTGTCTATAACTTCAATAAGTTCTCGTTTCTTCATTATTAACTCCTATTATATTAACCTCTTACTCCAGCCGTAGCTGTTGTATTATCTATTTCTTGTAAATTCTCAATGATAAATATTTCTTCATGGTTTTTAAATACCGTATCATTCCAAATATCAAACTTTTCTGATTGGATTTCTATCCAATTAATGTCTGGTGTAAATCCACCTTTAGCCCCATCAAAAACTTCATACCCCATCTCACCCCTTGATGATAGTGGTACTATCGGCCAAGGAACTAAAGTAACTCCCGGCGTGTTTGGAACTGGTCCCGCTGGTGTAGTTAACGTATCACTTGTTAAAGTACCAGGCATAAATACTAATAGTGGTATTATATGTTCACCAACAACTGGACACGTTACTATATAAATATGTATTGAGTCTATGAATTGGTTACAAAAATGGTCAATTATCTCCGGCGTTTCCCCATAATACCCAATTCTTCCATTAATTGTACTCAAAAATTTTATAAGATTTTCAATTAAATGTTCTTTTGCTTCTTCTCTGTCAACTACTTTAGCTAATCCAACACCCATTGTACTCAATGGAACAGGAATACCCTCAGAATTTGTTTTACCAGTCGGAACTATAGGCCCAACACTTGGTATATTTTTATCAATTCTTATATCTGGTGTATCTGATATTAGAAGAACACTTCCTTCTTCCATATACTTATCTAACGCATCTGCGAAACCCTCCGAAAAAATTCTTATACTTTCTTCTGGTGTTTCACCCTCTGGTGCCGAACGACTATATATTTCAAATAAATCTTTTTGTAATTGTACTTTAGCTGGTGAACCACTTGTTGATTCCCAAGATAAATCTATATTACCACTTGTAATTAAACTACCAGGGTTTGGTTGTCCCACATCTGCTGGTAATAAGGTAAATGATATATAAGTTCCATTATCTTCAATCGTTTCTATTATATAAATTCCCTTATTAGAACCTTGTTTTATTTCTAATTTAGATTTACCAGGTATTTCAGTTAAATCATATTCTCTACCACTTTTATCATTTCTTGAAAGATGTATACCAGTTATACCTTCCATCGTACTAGCTGGTTCTGGTGGAGCTTCTGTTTCCACATCCATAGTTCTTGGTATAGAATCATATTCATCAAACTCTTCTTTAGCATCTTCCCATTTTTTCTTAGCGTCTTGCCATTTCTTTTTTGATGCATTAGTTTTAATTAATTTAGCATCATGTTCTTTTTTTAATTTTCTCCACTTATCATCTTTTTTATTCATATCGTCTTCTAAACTTGTATGTTCATCTGGGTCAAAATCTGGGTTATCAACTACTACTGGTTCTGGTTGTTCAACTGGAGGCGGTGAATTTGTCTCTATAAAATATTGACCAGGATTTTCAATTAAATTTTTCTGTCTAACTTTATCATGTTTTGTAGTAAACCCAGGAATAAATCCTAAATGTATAAAAGTTCCTTCAAACCTACCTCTATCAGAATCGGGTGTTACTGAACCAGGTGTTGTTGTAAATGAACCATACGTATCTACAAGACCAGGAGCTAATTTAGTAAGTGGTGCAGATGTATCACCAACTATTTCTTTACCAACAATGTAATCATCTATCATATTAGCTAATCTTGTTGTGTATATTTCCCAATACTCATCCATTTTGTCTGAGTCTGTCATTAGACCAAGTGAACCATCTATTAATCCAGCGACTTCACTTTCTAAAACAACCATTTCATCAAACAATTTTTGGGTATCTAACTTTGGTATTTTTTTTGTTAAAGGCATATTATCTTGTAAAATTTACTTCACTATTAAATGACGCTTTGGCCATCTTTGCTAAATCTGCTTTTAGTTGTGGTAGAGTTGCAGGAAAACTTAATAAGCCCGCGGGGCCTGGATAAGATAATTTCATTATTGCCGAAATCAAATCATCTAAAAAGTTTACCAACTGAATACCATTCACAACTGGTTCTGTGTTAGTTGTATCTCCAAGATATATTTTTGGACTTGTTATTACAGTTTTTGTTTTAGTAACTAATTCAAAATCTTTTTCGGATGTAAAACCAACTACACCATTAGTATTAACATTAACACCATTTTTTGCATCAACTACAAAAAAGTTACCAGTATTAAAATAGGTATCTGTATTTGTATACGAATATAGTCCATCTGTTTTGGAATTAAAAACTACTCTATCTGTACATAAAAGAATTTGTTGACCACTTAATTCTGTTGGCGGTTCTTTTGGTATATTATCTGAATACTCTGCAGTAAAATTACTTATTGTATGACCACCGAGACCAAAATGATATAAAGTTTCCTTACCAAAAACATCTGGATTTGTTGCTCTATTTAGTGGTATAGTTTCATTTGTAGTCATGTAGAACGAAGAACCATCTGCGTTTATATCTTCAATTACGTATGGTTGAAATTTTCCTTCATCTGTTTTCTCTTTTTCAAATTCTTCTATATCCTCATTCTTATTATGATTACCTAAACCTGTTAATTGACCAACTCTCATTTTTATATTTGGTGAATCTATATCACCATCTTCATCAACCGTACCTTCTCTTCCCAAGTCACTATCATCACTTATGTTACTTCCAAGTCTAATAGTATTTCCGAATCTACCTTGTATAGTTAAATCGCCTTCATATGGTTTTAATTGTCTAATATATCTCTTTCTTTTAAAGAACTCACCAAGTTCAAACCCACCCTCTTCAGAATCAGTTGGTTCTGTTTCACCACTATCCACGGTGGCATAATCCTCGGTATCAGTTTTTGACATTTGCGAAACAGTACTCAATCCTGGAACTGAGTTTGTATTTATACTGGATAGAAAATTTAAAGTTTGTGTATAAAATTTCAAACCAAGATAATTTACACAAACAACATACTCACCTTTGAGTGGAAATTGTTTAAAGTTTGATTCTAATGGATACAACCAACTACACTCATCGGGCGATTTCCCCTGGTCACTATTAAGTAACCTAACTTTGGCCATTCCAATGTATGTAAAGTTAGAATCACTTTCCTCTTCTACACGGGGTTGTCTTTCTAACAAATCATCTTCTGTTAATAAAATATCTATTACTTCACCAACTTCTAATTCATAAAATTGTTCTGGTTCATTTAAATTCTTTACCATATTGGCAACAGAACCAAAGCTTGTTAATCCGCCAAGTAAAGTTGGTAAACTTTTCTTCTTTTTCTTCTTTATATATGCCATATTAATTTAAAGCCTGAATTTCGTCTTGTATATCATCTTGATTTTTTTGAATATCATCTACCGTATCTTGTATACCTTTCATTAGTTGTTCCTTTTCTGCTTCAGTTAATCCAAATTCACTTTCACTACCACCTTTACTCTCTGCGGCAATTAATCGTTGAACAATCGCGGCTACTTTTACAAGTTGTTCGTCATTTTTTACATTTATTTCCAAATACTCCTTTATCATAGGAACTATTTGGATGGCCGTATCACCATCTTTGATAAATTGAACAATTTCTTTTGTCAACACATCAAGTTGCCTCCTATTATGTTCTGTATTTTCGTAAATATCTTTAAATAAGTCCGAAAGAGTCTTTCCCTCGAATATTTCGTAATCATTAGACATAGTATTTTCCTATTTTTGATAAATGAATATAACCCAATAATAAATATCTTTTTTATTAAAATACATCTATATATATGATATTTATTAATAACAAAACTAACCAAGAAAGGATGAACTCGTGGATAACACACTAATAGAGAACCTTATCGGTGAGTATGGTTGGTTATTTCTTACGGGTATAATAGCCCTTCTATTTCAAAGTACTATACAAGAAGCGGTAGATGGTTTAATGGTCTTTTTAGGAAACGACTACAACGAAGATGATGTCGTTGAAGTTGATGGAGAACCTGGACGTATAGTTCGTGTAGGTATATGGAAAACTGTATTCTTTATTTACCATATAGTGGGTGGAAAAATAGTAGGTGGTTCAAAGTTAGTAGTAGCCAATTCTAAATTAAAGGACTTAAAGATAGAAAAACCACTACCTAACTTAGATTTGTCTAAATATGACGAATCCTAATAATATATATATATAGTATCATAAAATTTCATATATATCATAGTTATTTATACAATAATCTTTAACTAATTGTCGAAAGGAGAGACATCATGAAAGAGATAATGAGAGCCGTAAACGAATGGATGACTGGGATGCTAGAAATGCTTTTTAACTTTATAGCCGTTGGAGCTGTAGTTGAAGTACTTTTTGGTTCTGGTGTATTCGGTGTTAGTGTGATAGGAAACTTGACCACTATCATTGGTGGGTTTGGTAACAGCGGATTCGCTGGTTTACTAGCATTATTATTCTTGGTTGGTTTATACAAGAAATAATAAAAATAGAAAAGGGGAACTTTAATTTTGTTCCCCTTTTTTTATATATGATGTTATAATGTAATTTAACCACTAAAAGTTATAATTATAATCTGGTTTCCTCCGTTGGTCATCGGCTATTAAAGACCCAGTATAACTTACGTCTACTTGACCAAAAGTAGTAAATTCATGCATCAATCTCTTATGATATTTTTTTAAAGTATTAACAACCCTTGTAATATGTTGTGTATTTGAACCAGTCATTTCCCTAATAAGAATATATAAAGCTTTCTTATTAAAATTTTCAAGAAACATACGTCTCCTAAACAATTCTAAAATAGAATCAACTACCATTATATCACGATGTCGTTTAAAAACCTTATTTAGATTAGTATCCCAGAATAGTAAGGTCTGTTCCAAAAATATTTCCGTCTCATTTATATACTCATCCTTCTGGATTTTTAGATTATCCCCATATTCCAAGGAAGATATATCTTGTTTTTGTTTATATGACTTATAATTTTTATTATTATGTAAAATTAAGTAATTTTTTGCTACAATACTAAAGTAAGAAAACGCTTTACCCTTACCTTCTTTGAATTTATGCATATTCATTACAAGAAAAGACATAACTTCCTGTTTAACATCTTCACTTGGTACATCAAAGTAATAAAACTTAAATGTATGAATGATATTTTCGCATAATTTATCAATTGCTTTATTAATATGGTCGTTATAAATTCTGTTTCTCATATATGGACGAGTTTCTTTATTATATCGAATAATAGCATTCTCTGTTTCTTGTGTGAAGTAATAACGACTACTTCCTTTTTTTGCTTTTCTACCC